TCCCTGCGCTGTTTGACGGAGTTGTAGCAGCTTTTTAACATATATTCTTTAATTCGTTTTCTACTTCCTGGACATCTAGACCAATGATCAGCACAACACCATTTACCATTATCAAATTTGATAATGCCAGGTTGATTACATCCATATGAACAAATCATTGTAGTAGATTTTTCACTCCTTTGTCTGAATTTACATTATAGTTGTATTGACTTGCTTCTTCAATTAACCACTTGAAGAATGGTTTTGGTTGTATTCCATGTATTTTTAGGAACGTTTTTGTATGATATAATGGATCTTTAGTAGCTAAATGTAGGTTTTCCTCTAAAAAATATACTAATCGTTTTCTGTTCTCCATACCAACATTCCTTTCGAAATATAATTTTTTTTTGTTCCAAAAAAAAAATAAAGTTAGATCGGTAACTACCCTAGATAGGAGAATGCAAATAAACCTATCTAGGGAGTCTGCTTAAATTTGGAGGAATTTAAACAACATTAACATTTTCAGTTTAAGAGAGTAAATTTGGACAAAACCCCACCACGACTGAAATGGTGATTATTTGTTTGTTCTGAATGTTATGGTAGACGTCTTACCTTTTCTACTTTTGTTTTAATTTTACGAAACTAACTTCATAATCGTTTATCAATTCATAACTATTATCTATATCACAATCAAGACAAGTTAAGGTTATTTTAAATTTTTTAACTAGATAATCATGTTTTGATAAATTTTCTTTTATAATAGAAACCTTATCAAATTTATGTTTACATTTCGGACATACTTCATCTATTACCATTTCAATCTCCTTTTTACTTGATTTTTACCCGCATACCCATAGATTTCATAGTTTCTCTTATAGCTTTATCAAATACATCTGGTCCTCGATGCCCTCTTTTAAGCATATACCATATCAGTAATTTGAGATACTCAATTTGTTTTTCTTTTCTCTCAACATAATCACTCATCATTTTAGCTAAATCCTCAGAGCTATCTAGTCCTACATGAATAGAACTACCCTCTGGAGGAGTAATAGGAACTTCAAAAAATTCATCAAATTTTTTTAGATATTTTGCTTTCAATTGGGGACTTTCTGATATTTTGAATATCAAATCTTGTTGTTTATCTGTCATTTTATTCACCTTTTTTATTAAATCAGTTTCTAACTAGCCCTTTTTTATACCCAAAAATCGCTTTTTTTTAGCCACCTGGAGGTGCTACCTGGGGGGATGGAGGTTCGACCTCCATGTATCCCATTTTTCGCCTAAATTCCTTCCTATTTGCGCTAAATGAAGCATAAACCCTTCTGAAGTAAATGAAGGGTAAACCCATCTCTTCACATGTTTTTTTGAATGATCTCTGGTTGTTATACGTTCCATCCCCCTTCCCTTTGAAGTATTCTATACATATTAGCATTGGATCTAAATTCGTCCCTACCTTTTCTTTTGTATATATCCTTACCCTATTTCCTATATATATTTTTTGATAAATACTATATAATATATATTTATTAATAAAAAATAAATTAAGGATATGATTAAGATAAGTAGAGAAGAACATACCAGGAGAAGGAGGAGCTACTGACGATTTAATTTCAAGCACACCAATTAGAGCTTCAGGTTCTTCTTCAAACAAAAGATTAGCCATATTCAAATAGCAGTTAAACTCATTCATAATCTCTACTATAGCTGATTTTTTCATAATTCGTAACCTTCAAGATTAAATTCAAATCCTTTAAATGTGGTTTTATCTTTTTCAACCTTGGACGTTTTAGTTATTTCATCTATTTTCAAAACATCTTTAGTTGAGGATGTAATTCCAGCTCCATAAGCAGCAGAACTACTACTGTCACTTTTCTTTTTTCTCATTTTAGCAGGGTTAGCATCAAGAAATTTGAAGTGTGCATAATTAACAGTTATATCAAGGGGAATATTAAACATACCCGATCTATTTTTAATCATATTATAAAGAACAAGATTATTATCACGTTTACATCTTGATATAGCTATAATAGTATCAGCAATGGCTACCTTTTTAAATGATTCGCTAATATGTCCTTGATTAAGATCGTCTGCATATTCAACTTCAGTCGCTGCTCTATTTAATTGAGTTGCTGATACAACAGGTATTTCAAGAATGGTTGCAATACTTTTCATTTCTTGAGTTAATACACCCAATCCCTGCCAATCTTTTTTACCACTAATATTCAATTTCATAAGATCAAGATAATCAATGTAAATACACTTAACTTCAGCCTTTTCATATCCACCATACTTTTTAATTCCACGATCTAAAATTCTGAATATTGATGAGCAGCTTATTGACTCAATTTCAAAATGGTCAAATTCTATATATGAATTATTTTTAGCTAAGGATTCTCGCCACTCATCTCCAAGGGATTTAAATTTATCTCCATTAGATCTTCTTTGTTTTTCTTCTTTTAATTTTCTTATAAGTTGAAGGGTATCAATTCCATTATTCATACATAAAGCTCTTGTATGTGTTTCGTCTATTCTATTTTCAAGAGTCAAATAAAAATAAATTTTCTTTTTTCCATCTGAAACTCTAACATCTGGACTTAATGCAGCTCTATGACACATACTCAACACCAATGTAGACTTTCCAGAACCAGGAGTTCCAGCAATGATGTATAATCTACCAGCTTCAAAACCACCAAGTATGGAATCATCAATATATGCAAATCCTGATGTTACTTTATTTTCAGGTGATGATTTTTTAACAATTGATTCTTCTAATTCATCGGTATTATCAAGACCAGCAGAATATCCTGATTGAGATGTTAACCCTCTTACATCATCTGCCTTTTCTAATCCTGCATATAATCCCATTACCAATTTTCTATATTCATCATGCTCTTCACTTGCAGAATCATAACATTCATCTTCATTCTCAGAGGTGAGAATATCAACAACCTTTTTTAAGTCCGGTATCCCAATTTGAGTTGTTACCTTTTCCATTTTAGAAGCTATTGAATCAATTATAGATTTTAAATGGACTTCAGATATATCTTCTGTTACTCTATTATGAAAATAGGTCATAAAAGATGTGTTTTTACTAAATTTTTGTTGAGAAAGAACGTTTGATATTGAGCTTGGAATACATTTGTCTTTGGTGAAATGTAAATCAAGAACAGTTTTAAGGAAATCAAAATTAAGATATTCATCCATTGGCATTAATCCTTCTTTATCCTTCCCACCATAATAATTCAATATTTCATAAATATATCCATACATCTCATCACTTCTTGTTAATTGAACTGTTTTATTAAATGACCATTGAAAAAATGAACGCATGTCATTAGTTGTTATCACTCAAATCCCTCCTACCTAATACCAACGAACTTCCATCATAATCAGGATCTTCTTCTAATTGTTTTTTGATAAGTTCTGTGGTTAGTTTTTTGAAATCTTCATCATTTGGATCTACTACATTGGACTTATTCATTTTGAACTTCCAAAATATTTATACTCATTAGAGTGTATATATTTATGATGTTCAATTCTAACAACTTGTAATGTTGCATTTTTATTATGATATTCAAACCATTTATTTGATAACTCCTTATCCTTGAAACTTATTGGATCAGTATTGAATTTAACTTTCTTTATATCAATTTTATATTGTTTTATAAACTCATCTATTAAATCATTAAGTTTTATTTTAGCGTGATGAACTTGAAATACTCCATCCAAATTATTCCTTTCAACACAATCTTTTCTTAAATCTGCTAAACAATCTCTTATGGTTGTTCCACATGCTCTTCTAAAGTTTTCTAAACTATCAGGATATTTACCAGCTTTACAATTTTTCAAACTAAAATGTTGAAGGTATCCATTGTTTTTGACTACCCAAAAACATTTATTGGGATAATTTGGATGATTTTTAACTAGTATATCCCCAGACCAATCTTCAAATAGTTCATCTGCATCTGGATGTCGTTTAGCGAACAAAAAAACAAAATTACAATCTGAACTACATAATTTCTTACCACTATCATAATCTCTTAAAATTTCAATACATTTATTATATATTTGATTAAGGCTTAACTCGGATTTCTGTTTCATTTTGATATCTCCCTTGTAGATAGTTGATGATTCATTGAGGGTAATTCTAACAAGGGTAGAAAAAGCTGGCCGAAGCTCTGTCCCCTCAATAAATCTAGTTTGGAGATTTGGACAATGGCAATACCCAAATCACAGTAAGAATACTAACAACCCCGTGGCATAAGCTCAATGAGTTGTTTTATATTAATTTGTTCTAAGGGTTAGGGAAATCATCCCCTCTAAATGTTTGATTATAGTTCAAGGTTTCAATCGGTGTATTTTTAGGAATAGTTGTCTTACCAATTATACGGTCTTTTGTTGCATCTCTATTGATAGTAGTTATGCCATTTCCCATTATAACTTCATAACCAAGTTTCTCTAAAACCTTAGTTACTCTTCCTACATTATCTAATGCTTCCCATTTACTGTGTGTAAGGCCATAATTAATATCCAATATGAAAACAACTTTCTCATCTTTTAAAATATCATATGAACCCCATGAGGTAACCCATATAAAACCGTAATTCCCGTCGTGTGCTTCATGTGCTTCAAATGCTCGATTCAAATAATGTTCGGTCCAAATAATATCTTTCTGTTGTGGAGTCCACTTACAGATCTTTTTCAATTTCTTTATATTCAGTTTAGTTTGCACTTCGCTTCTCCTTTTTTTAGTTGGGTGATGAGTTTTCAAGGAATGAAAGGATAAAAGAGAACCTAAAACTCACCACCCAGATCTTTAGTTAACATACTACTTACTCCTTTCAATTTCTTTGGCAATACCTCTTCTCATCAATTCAGCCATTGTTTCCTCATTCTTACTGGACACCTCATTCAAATCTTTATACATCCTTTCTGTTATATTCAGATTGATGTATTTACCAAATCTCTTTCCTGGACCTTTATTTTTATAATCCGTAATCACTTAGTCACCTCCTTTACAAAAAAATGTACAAACAGTCCTTTCAATAATTAATATATATAGACCCACCAATTAAAAATAACCATTTTCTTTTTTTGGTTTGTTCTAAATGTTTTAGCAATCGACCACATAAGAACCATATATCTTGTATTTAATTTTATTGGTTAACCACCCACATTTAGAACAAACAATTAGACCGATACGATAAGGAGACCAGCATAATGGTAGAAGACTATATAACAGATGATGAAGAAGCCTTCTTGAAACTTATGAAAGAAGATGAACCATTCCTAAAAGAGGATGGGTCAGTAGATTTAGAATTTGAACCACTAATTGAAAATCTGGATGGGACAAATGAGCTTGAAGAATTAGTATTAGAATTTGAAGCATATAGAAAACAAAAACCAAAATATCCTCTTGATCATTTGATTCTCTGTGGTAGATGTGGATATAAAGCTACAGTTGGATTTAGACAAATATTTTGTCCACGCTGTAAGGAACATCTCATTCGTCCAGAGGATGCAGAGAAAACAGATTGGCCTGTTAGAGTTAGGCCAAAGGGATGTTGCTAATGAAAGGAGTATCAGTTTAATGCCTATGAACACCAAAAAAACAGGAAAGATTCTAACTGATGAGCGTGGTAGATGGTTACCCGGAACAGCATCTCCAAATCAAGCAGGTCGCCCAAAATTGACAGAAGTGCAAAAATACTTGCGAAAAGCATCTGGAGAAGTGACAGAAGACCTATTCAATATTTTGATTGAAATGGCGTGTTACTCTCAAGAAGAAAGACAAGATAGATGGGAACGTATTAAACCAGCGGAAAAGATTCGCGCTATTGAACTGTTACTTGCTTATGCACATGGTCGCCCAACACAACACGTTGAGGCAGAAATAGAAACTAAAAGTTTAAACGTACATCTCAATGCACCTAAAGACATAGACATATAGGGGATAACCTATGAACATAAACATTGACCTGAGTAATTTGCATGATGTAGTTAACGACTCATTCTATCCATACTTAGAAGATAGGAATCGTTACATGGTGCTATATGGTGGAGCAGGATCAGGTAAGTCTAAATTCATTGCTCAAAAAAAGATATTAAGAATTCTTGTTGGGATGGGAAAGGGTATACATCATAAGTTTTTATGTTTAAGAAAGACTCAACCATCATGCCGACAATCAATCTTTGCAGAATTTAAAAGTATAATAAGTGAATGGAACTTGACAGACTTGGTTACTCCAAACAAGTCAGATATGTCATTCACATTTGTAAATGATTCACAGATACTAACCGGTGGCTTGGACGACCCGGAGAAACTCAAATCAATTCAGGGTATTACAGGAGTTTGGTTGGAGGAAGCAACAGAACTATCTCTTCCTGACTTTAGACAGATTGATTTACGATTAAGAGGAAGGTCAGACAGCTATAAGCAAATAGCTATATCATTCAACCCAATTAGCAAACTTCTTTGGCCATACAATGAATTTTTCATGAATCCAAAGAGTGATGCAACAGTCTTTCATTCAACATATAAAGATAACAGATTCCTTGATAAAGAATACATTGAAAGATTAAATAAACTTGAAAGGGAAGATCCAAGATACTATCAAATATACACCCTTGGAGAATGGGGGGAATTGAAGGCAGTTATCTATAACAACTATGTTATAGAAACAAAGTTCCCTAAGACATTTAAGGAAGTAATATATGGCATGGATTTTGGATTTAATGATCCTAGTGTTCTTCTTGAGATAGGAGAATATGATAGTGAATACTATATTAAAGAATTACTCTATCAACGGGGATTAACAAACTCTGATCTCATTAAGAAACTTATTATAATGATTCCCTTGAAGCATAGACGTAATAGAATCATCTATGCTGACAACGCCGAACCAGCACGCATAGAAGAAATAAACAGAGCTGGATTCATTTGTAAACCAGCAGACAAATCAGTCAAAGACGGGATTGACTTTTGTCGAAGAAACAAACTACATCTTGACGCAGGAAGCAATAACCTGGTCAAAGAAATACAATCGTATAAATATAAAGAAACGAAGGATGGAGATACACTAGAAGATCCATTGAAATTCAATGACCACACCTGTGACTCTTTTAGATATGCATTGTATACGCACTATGGCAAAATAAGACCCAAAGCTCAAATAGCTTTCGCCTAACCAGGGTTCGACGGACGTAAGGGAGATGTTCCTTATCAACATCTCCGCCCTAATTTCTGATAAGGAGAAAAGATATGTCACGACCAGTAGGATATAAACACACTAAAGAAACTATAAGAAAGATGCGAGAATCAAGTAAAGGAATAAAACATTCCAAAGAAACAAAAAGAAAAATAAAAAAGGCACTAAAAGGAAATAAATATAATTGGAGAGGTGGTAAATACCAGTGGTGGGCAAAAGAATTAAAAAAAATAAACACCAATTGTTGTCTTTGTAAATCAGAACGTATACTTGAAATGCATCATAAAGATACAAACAGAGAGCATAATTACAGGGAAAACCTGATTATCATCTGTAAGGAGTGTCATGAATTTTGGCACCATACATAGGAGATTGATATGACAACAGGATCATATGACAATGACCCAAGATTCACAGAGGCAGTTGATAAAGCTGTTTCTCAAAAACTTGATGGATTTGCAGATGTGCTTAACAAACAGATAGCAGATCAATTCACAAAAGATTACGCCAACACGTGGCTTAAGGCTTCCCCGCTAATGATGGGTGGGCAAGAAGCCGGTGAAATTGTAACTCCTGCTTCACAAAGCTATTTGGTTTACAAGTGTGTAACTGTAATCGCAAACAACTTCCCACAGGCGCCATTTGTGTTATTAGGAGATAATGATCAACCCATTTCAGAGAGCCATCCACTATGCCAATTATTTAAAAACCCAAACGATACAATGTCAGGATTTGATTTATGGTCATCTACATCTACCTTCTATACGTTGTATGGTGAAGCATTCTGGTATATTGTAAGAAGTGTGGGTCAGAATATGGGCACGACAAAGATACCGGCAGAGATTATAGTCCTTGATCCAAGGAAGATGAAAGATGTTGTATCTCCTGATACCGGTGAATTGTTAGGATGGTTATACAATGGAAGCGTATCTCTTTCACTTGATGAAGTAATTCAATTTAAGAATACAAACCCTTACAATAGATTCAGAGGATTGAGTCCATTGGATGCAGTTAGTATGGAAGTTAAGTCTGATTATAAAGCTTCTGTCTATCAAGCTAAATTTTTTGATAACAATGCAATACCTGGTATGGTATTACAAGTAGACAAAGATGACAACTCAACATTAGCTGAATTAAAGAAACTTGTAAGGATTTGGGAACAAGGACATCAAGGTGTGACTAATGCAGGAAAGACTGGTATCTTAAGAGGAGGTATGACATTTGAAACTGTTGGGTTAAATCAACAGGAAATGGACTATATCAATTCAAGAGCATTTACCAGAGATGTTGTTTTATCTGTATTCGGTGTTCCAAAAACACTAGCTGGATTCACAGAAGGAATTAACAGAGCAACATCAGATACACAGAAAAGAATCTTTTGGCAAGAAACTGTAAAACCACAGATGCTTCGTATGCAAGAGGTAATCAATTCACGTCTAGTCTATATAGTAACAAATGGTATCCATGGTAAGTTTGATTTCTCAAAGATCGATGAACTTAAATCTTCAATGGAAGAGGATGTTAATGCTGCAACTACATTGTTCAGTATGGGATTCTCAAGAAATGAATTGAATACAAGATTCGGATTAGGATTTGAGGACTCTCCAACTGGAGATGTTCAATACGTTCCAATTAACTTAATTGATACAGAAATGGAAACAGTTAAGGTTGGACAGCATATAGAACCATTAGCTGAACAAGAACCAGAAAAGGCAATTGCGTTACAAACTGTAGAAAAAAATGAGAAATCAGCTAGAATAAGTCGACAAAGACAGATATTCTTAAGACATCAAACAGGAAATGAACGAATATTGTTAGGGAAGATCAAGAAGTATTTTATCTCACAACGAACTAATGTGCTAAAGGGATTATATCAACAGAAAGAGATCTCAATATCTGAAGTAATATCTCGTATAAATATATTTGAGAGAGAGGATGAGAGATTAATTACTGCTATAACACCAGTATTCCAAAGCATTATGGAAGATGCTGGAAAAATGTCTTTAGACTTTATCAATAATAAGATTGATTATCAACTTGATAAAGAGATTCTATTTAAAAGAGTTAATCGTTTAAAAAATATAAATAAGACCATATTTAATCAATTGAAGGCGGAAATAGCTGTTGGTGTTGATGCTGGAGAATCAATCGACGATATCTCAACTAGAATTAAGAAGGTTTATAAGTTTGCAGACAAGAGATCATTCACGATTGCACGAACAGAGTCAAGTTCATTGATTAATGAGACTTCATTAGGAGTCTATAAGACAAGTGGTATACAATATAAACTATGGATGACATCTGGAAATGGAAGAGCAGACCACGAAGGTAATGCAAATCAAGGACCTGTAGCAATTAATCAACCATTCCAAAATGGAGAGCAGTTTCCAGGTAATAAATCTATCAACTGTTTGTGTTCAATTCATGCAGCCATTAGTTTATAAAAAATGTAACCAGATCGTATATAGGAGCATAAACAAATGAAAGACAAAATTATCAAGTATTTAACCAAGACACCAGAAAAGCAAGAAGATAGAGTGTTGAGATTTATTGGAAGCGATCAATCTATTGATCGTGACAATGAAAGAGTTATGGTAGAGGGTTGGGATTTAAGAAGTTATAAGAAGAATCCTGTGGTGCTTGCTAATCATAATCCATTCGATTTCCCAGTTGCTAAAACAAAGAAAGTGTGGATTGATAAAGAAAAGAAAGCATTGATGTTTGATATTGAATTTCCAACTCCGGAAGTATCCTCAATAGGCGATACTCTATATAAACTATATTCAAATGGTTTTATGAATGCCACGAGTGTAGGTTTCCGTCCTGATCGTGATAAGATTACATATGGTGATGGAAATAAACAACCAAGGGCAACATTCAATGGTCAGGAACTGTTGGAGATTAGTTTAGTTTCAATCCCTGCTAACCCAAGAGCTCTATTGACTTCAAAGGGTGTAGAGGATGCTATTGAACTAAAGGTTATTGATGAGTTGGAATTAGATGAATTGAAATTATGGTTAGATGAAGTTCTTGATAATGAGAATACTTCTGTTTATGAATCCCCAGAAGAAAACCAACTAATCGAAGATAATTCAGAACAAACAATTGATAGTGGTAATACGGTTCATATTCACAAATGTTCAGTTTGCGATGATGAACTAGTATGTGTAAAATGTAAAGGTTTTACTCTAGATGAGAAGGACAGCACTTATCT